CCCAATTGTTTCATTCCCAGGACAAGGTGTTGTTCTTTACGGAGACAAGACTGCACTTGGATTTGCATCAGCGTTTGACAGAATTAATATACGTCGTCTTTTCCTAACAGTTGAGAGAGTTATTAGTACTGCTGCTAAGGCACAACTCTTTGAACAGAACGATGAGGCACAGAGATCACTATTCATCAATATTGTTGAACCATATCTCCGTGATGTACAGGGTCGTCGTGGTGTAGTTGACTTCTTAGTTAAGTGTGACAGCACAAATAACACACCTGAGGCAGTTGACCGTGGTGAGTTCTATGCGGAAGTATTCTTGAAACCAACAAGAACAATCAACTATGTACAGTTGACATTCGTTGCTACAAGAACTGGCGTAAGTTTTGCAGAGGTTGCTTCATAAACCTCTCAAAATATTATTTTGACTAAATATAAAAGACGGAGATCCTAATTAAAAATGGCACAAAAAGGAACAATTGATCAATTTAAGGCGAATGTTAAGTCGGACTTCGCTAGACCTAATCTATTTCAAGTAGATTTGGCATTTCCAAGCGAAATAATACAAGACTCAGACCTTGTTAACTTAGGTAAGTTTACTGTTCGTGCAGCAAACCTTCCAAGTTCACAGATTGGTGTAATAGAAGTTCCTTTTAGAGGAAGAGTATTAAAGATAGCTGGAGACAGAACATTTGAACCTTGGACAATTACTATCATGAACGATAGTCAGTTCAAGTTAAGATCCGCAATGGAATTGTGGGCAAGTTCAATCCAAGCATACAATGAGAACTTTACTTCTGCAGGTACACTCGGAGACAATTCAGATAGTTCTGGATACTTCGCTGACATGACAGTTCATCAGTTAGCAAGAGATCTTAAAGATGGAGAGTCACCTAAGATTCTTAAGTCTTATAAGTTCTATAATATCTTCCCAAGTAATATCGCTGCTATTGATCTAGATTACGGAAACAATGATGCGGTTGAAGAATTTACTGTAGAGATGCAAGTACAATACTGGAAACCTCTAGGTCAGGTCACTACTCAGTAATAATTTGACTTTTTGAAACCTGTATAAATATATCAGAACCAAAAATTAAATCGTAATGGCACAACAACTCTTTGGATTTTCATTACAAAGAGCGAAGAAGGTTCCTAAGGGACCTTCTTTTGTTCAGAAGGATAGTTTAGATGGATCGCAACCCATAGTTGGTGGCGGTTATTTTGGCTACTCCGTTGACTTTGATGGTACTATTCGTAATGATCATGAACTAATCACTCGTTATAGAGAGATGGTTTTGAATCCAGAATGCGATAGTGCTGTAGATGATGTAGTGAATGAGACTATATGTGGGAACTTTGATGATGTTCCTATATCAATAGACTTACACAATTTAAAACAATCAGAAAAAATTAAGAAGTTAATTCGTTCAGAATTTGATGAAATACTTCGTCTTCTTGATTTTGATAACAGAGCTTATGAAATCTTCCGTCGATGGTATGTTGATGGGAGATTGTTTTTTCATAAGGTAATAGATCCTAAAAAACCAAGACAGGGTTTAGTAGAACTAAGATACGTTGATCCTAGAAAGATCCGTAAGGTGACTGAATATGAGGCAAAGAGACCTGAAGCATTAAGAACTCAAGATCTCAATCAGCAACTTACACAACAGAGTGCATCTTACTTCTTATATAATCCAAAAGGTTTAAAGAATTCAACCAATCAGGGTATGAAAATTGCACCTGATTCAATTGCTTATTGTCATTCTGGTATACAGGATCTCAATAAAAACATGGTGTTGTCACACCTACACAAAGCAATTAAGGCAGTCAATCAATTAAGAATGATTGAGGATAGTCTAGTTATATACAGATTATCAAGAGCACCAGAAAGACGTATATTTTATATTGACGTTGGTAATTTACCTAAGAACAAAGCGGAGCAATATCTCCGTGAGGTTATGGGTAGATACCGTAACAAATTGGTTTATGATGCAAACACAGGAGAAATCAAGGATGACAAGAAATTCATGTCAATGCTCGAAGACTTCTGGCTACCCAGACGAGAGGGAGGACGAGGTACTGAAATCTCTACGTTGCCAGGTGGACAGAATCTTGGAGAACTTGAGGATGTCAAGTACTTCCAGAAGAAACTTTACAAAGCACTCAACGTTCCAAGCTCAAGGTTAGAAACAGAAACTACCTTTAACATTGGTCGTGCTGCTGAAATCACTAGAGATGAAGTAAAGTTCCAAAAATTCATAGCACGTTTGCGTAAAAGATTCTCTGAATTATTCGTAGATCTTTTAAAAACGCAACTCATTCTTAAGGGCATATGCTCTATTGAAGAATGGGAAGAGATGAAGGAACACATTCAGTTTGACTTTATTGCAGATAACTATTTCACAGAACTTAAAGAGATAGAAATCCGCAACGAAAGGATGAATGAAGTTGCACAAATGGATCCTTACGTAGGTAAATACTTCTCAGCGAACTATATACGTACGAAGGTTCTTAAACAAACCGAGTCAGAGATCAAAGAAATCGACAAAGAAATTAAACAAGAAATCGCTGACGGAGTTATTATGGATCCACAGGCAATGCAAGCCATAGAGATGGGTATTGGTGATGAAGAACCTGTACCTGAAGGTGGTGAAGAACCGCAAACTGACCCTAATTCTGCAGTTAGTCCCGCAGATCAAAAGAGGGGAGAACTCTAATTCTATAAATACATAATGGAGGACACTAATTATGCCTACTGACGTAGCAAATCAAATAGTAAATCACATATTCGGTGATGAAAAAGCAAAGGCAGTTGATGCAGTAAACGATGCATTAGCCGCGTCTGCATATGATGCGATTCAAGCAAAGAAACTTGACTTCGCACAAAAGTGGGGTTTTGATCCTGATCAAACAGGACAAGCTGTTGCTGATGAACTTGCTGATAAAGCAACTGATACAGGCGATGTCACTGATGTGGATTATCAAGGTCGCAAACCAGAAGATCCAGATCCTAATGAGCCAGTAGAACAACCTACTGCATCCGCAGAAGAACCAACCGAGGAACCAAAAGATGAGACTGATAGCTGAAGAACTTACAGAAGTTAAATTTTTAACAGAAGAAAAGGAAGGTAAAAAGAATTACTTTATAGAAGGTATATTCTTACAGTCTGAAATTGCAAACAAGAATGGACGTATGTATCCTTTCAAAACTTTGCAGAGAGAGGTTGCTAAGTATCATGAGAACTTTATCCGTCAGGGTAGAGCACTCGGAGAACTTGGTCATCCAGAAGGTCCTTCAATAAATCTTGATAGGGTATCACATAAGATCGAACGTCTTAGCGAAGATGGAAACAACTTTGTTGGTCGTGCAAAAATTCTTGATACACCTAACGGAAAAATCGCTAAGTCATTGCTAGACGAGGGCGTAAGGTTGGGAGTCTCATCTAGAGGCATGGGTTCTTTGAAGAAAGAATCTACATGTAATGTGGTTCAAGATGATTTTATGCTCGCTACTGCAGCAGATATTGTTGCAGATCCTTCAGCACCTGACGCATTTGTGGATGGTATCATGGAAGGAAAAGAGTGGGTTTGGGATAATGGTATCCTAAAAGAGTCTGCTATTGCTGAAATTAAAAAAGAAATAGATCAGGCAACCCTCAGAAACTTAGAGGAAAGAAAGATTTCCGCGTTTGACAAGTTTTTGAGAAGTTTATAATTTATAAATAAATATATAATACAGCAACGTAAAAATTTAACGGAGTTAAAAAGAAATGGCTGAAACCCTCGAAAAGGATTTAGATAACATGGAAGAAGTGACCGAAGGTTCCAATCCTGTAACTAAAAACGCAAAACCTGGCGAATCAATGGACACCTCTAAAGGTGGTGCTTCTAAAGTGATCACGGTCACTTCCGATTCGATGGAAGGTGCGAAAGGAACTAAGAACGCAGGTAAATCTGCAGCAGCACCAGTAGGTAAGGCACCTGTTCCTTCCACAAAACCAAGTGATGCGTCCGCAAAGATGGAGGAAACTGAATCTAATGACGAAACAATCGCAGAAGAAGAGACCTCTGAAACCAAGTACGACTTTACTCAAGATGTTGACGCTCTTGTCTCAGGTGAAGAACTATCAGAAGAGTTCAGAGTAAAGGCAGCAACTATCTTTGAAGCAGCAGTCACTGCTCGCGTTAACGAAGAAAGCAAAGCGTTGCAAGAAGCATTTGAAGAATCTCTAACCGAAGAGGTAGAGAAGATCAAAACAGATTTGGCCGAGAAGGTAGATGACTACGTTTCTTATGCTACTAAACAGTGGATAGAGGAGAACGCTCTCGCTGTTGAACATGGCATTAAGAATGAGATGGCAGAGTCATTCTTCAATGGTCTAAAAGATCTCTATGTGGAGCACAACTTTACTGTTCCCGAAGAGAAGTTCAACCTGTTAGATGGAATGACAGGAGAACTTGATGAGATGGAGAAAAAGCTCAACGAACAAATAGACACCAACATCGCTTTACAAAAGCGAATAGGTGAGTATAGTAAAATGGAGATTGTGAACGACGCAGCTACTGGTCTTGCTGAAACCCAAAAGGAGAAGTTAGCATCACTAGCAGAGGGTGTTGAGTTTGAAAATGAAGAAGATTTTAGAAATAAAATCGAAACTATCAAGGAATCATACTTCACTAGGAAGGCTGAAATTGCTGAAGAAGCAAAAGAACCCACCGAGGAAGCATCACAACCATTGGTAGAATCCACTGTGTCTGGCACTATGGGCAAGTACGTAGATGCACTAGCACGTTGGTCCAAATAATTGTAAATTAACTACTTTAAAAAGGAGACATAAATGTCTATACAACAACTCCAAGAGAAGTGGGCACCCGTATTGAATCACGAATCAGTTCCTGAAATCAAAGATTCATATAAAAAAGGCGTAGTTGCACAACTCTTAGAAAACCAAGAAAACGCAATCAGAGAAGAAGGTCAAGTTCTTAACGAGACTCTTCAGACTACAGGTTATACCACAGGCGATACCGCTACAGGTCCTGTTGCAGGTTTCGACCCAGTTTTGATCAGTCTAATCAGACGTTCAATGCCACAACTCATTGCATATGACGTTGCAGGTGTTCAACCAATGACAGGTCCTACAGGTCTTATCTTCGCAATGAGATCATTCTACGGATCAGAGCGTAGACCTGCAAACAGTGACTTCAGAGAAGCACTATTCAACGAACCTAACGCAGGTTTCTCAGGTGGAGCTGGTACAGGATTATCAAACTACGATCCTACTGCTTCTTCATCTGCAGTTAACGATGCTGAAGGTGCAAACCCAGGATTACTTAACGATAGTTCACCAGGAACTTACGAGGTAACTGGCGATGCTACAGGTATGGCAACAGCAACTGCTGAAGCATTAGATGATTCATCTGCTTCAACAGCCTTCAGAGAAATGGGTTTCTCCATTGAGAAGGTAACTGTTACTGCTAAATCTAGAGCATTAAAGGCAGAGTACAGCATAGAGATGGCTCAAGACCTTAAGGCGATTCACGGATTGGACGCTGAATCTGAATTAGCAAATATCCTTTCAACAGAGATACTTGCTGAAATTAACAGAGAAGTCGTTCGTACAATCTATGTAAACGCTGTTAAAGGTGCTATCGCTAACACTGCTACAGACGGTATATTTGACTTAGACGTTGACTCAAATGGTAGATGGTCAGTTGAAAAATTCAAGGGACTATTATTCCAGATTGAAAGAGACGCTAACGCAATCGGTCAAGAGACAAGACGCGGGAAGGGCAACATTTTGATCTGCTCTGCAGACGTTGCATCTGCTCTCGGAATGGCTGGAGTACTTGACTATGCACCTGGTCTACAGGGTAATGCACAGTTAACAGGTGTAGATGATACTTCATCAACTCTTGTTGGTACACTTAACGGACGTATCAAGGTTTATGTTGACCCATATTCTTCAAACGTAGCTGACAAGCACTTCTACGTTGCAGGATACAAAGGTACATCACCTTATGACGCAGGATTATTCTACTGTCCTTACGTTCCATTACAGCAAGTTAGAGCAATCAACCCTAACACCTTCCAACCAAAAATCGGGTTTAAGACACGTTATGGTATGGTTTCAAACCCATTCTCAGGTGGTCTTACACAAGGTTCTGGTGCACTTACAGCTAACGCTAACAAGTACTACAGAAGAGTACAGGTTGCTAACCTCATGTAATTCTCTTAAGAAAGAATTAATATTAAAGCACCCAAAAGGGTGCTTTTTTATACTAAATAATATTACACGTGTGAAAAGGGGAAGGAGTGTCTGCAAAGGCACTCTTTTTTTTGTCACTAAATAAAGATGTAGAGTATGTTTAACTATGATTAATGATGTAAGGTTTGAGGACTTCATTGGTATTTTTGATACTAATTACAATACTCAACCACTTATTGACTATTGGGAATATCAACATAAGTGTGGTGCTACGTTTAATCGTAAAGGTATCTTTAATCAAGAACGCAAACCACATCAACGCAAAGATCAATGCCTCGCCACTGAAGATTTTATACTAGATCATAACTGTGGTTATGAATATATGAAACAGTATAATGAAATTACTGGTGAGTGTATGGAGTTATATGTTGATGAGTATGAAAGTTTGATGCAGTATAGATACCAACAAGTGTATCTAAACGTTCAGAAAACTGAACCAGGTCAAGGTTATCATGCATGGCATTCTGAAAATGGTTCTCTAGGAACTAATCGTAGAATATGTGCAACTATGATGTACCTTAATGATGATTTTGAGGGTGGGGAGACTGAGTTTCTTTACCAACACAAACGTTTCAAACCCAAGAGAGGACAAGTATTAATCTGGCCAGCAGGGTTTACACATACTCATAGAGGATTACCTCCTTTGGATGGTGCGAAATACATTTCTACATCATGGACAGAAAACATAAACGCATAAAATGGCAAATTGGTATCAAGATCAACTGACTAATAAAAACTTTCTATCTCCTATAGGATTTTTATTCTTATTGGATAGAGCAAAGAAGACAACATTCTTATGTCAGAAAGCAAATATACCCGCATTTACAACAGGTAATATTGAAATACCGACACGTGGTTTTGTCACCATACCAGTTGAGAGTACAGCATCATATGAAGATCTAACTATAGAGTTTATAGTAGATGAGGACTTAAGAAACTATATGGAAATACATAACTGGATGAGAGCATTATCTACACCAGGTGAATACGAGGATAGATATAATTGGAATCAAGAAAATCAGGTCAGAGGAACTGGGAATGATCCACGATTCTCTGATGCTACATTGCAAGTATTGAACAATAATAACCTTGCAAACTTTGATGTTGTTTTTAAATCAGTCTTTCCTATCAACTTATCATCACTACCATTCGATGTCACAGGATCAGACAACAATTATTTTACAGCAACAGCAACTTTTAGATATACCTTGTATGAGGTAAGGAACGTAAATTCACCAACACGTAGGTAAACATGGCACTATCAGACAAAACACAAAAATGGTTCGACAAGTTTGTCGAGTGGGATAAAAAATTAATAAAGAAATTTCAAGATAAATATAAATTGTCAGACTATCAAATACATTGTCTTGCTTTCGCTAAGGGGTTTATAATAGGTGCTATTCTCCTTTGAAAAAACCTTTGGTAAAGGTGTAGATCCTTGGTATAACAAGGCAGAACGATGGGTTAAGAAGAAATTCAAGAACCCTTTCGTCAGGCATCTAGCACTTGGTTTGATAAAGTGGTTGAAAAAAAAGTGGATCTATGCTAAAATAGAAAACACAATGCGATCAGTTGACGCACAAGCTGAACAATTAGTAAAAGAGTGGGACAGAAATGAACCAATTAGAAGACCAAACATCGTGGAGACAGGAGTATTTGGAGATGAAGGCTGGTCTCTCGAAATTTCAAATCCAATTGTTGAACGAAGGTCCGAAGCAACTAGCACAGGCATGGTTACTAGGAGCGATGCACAACGACTACGAAAAGATGAAAGGGATCAAACCCAAGAAAGAGAAAACAGTGAACTGTCAGAGCAGTCTCCAAGATTTCTTCAAGGAAACGAAGGATCAAGGAGTGTAATACCAGACCCTTGGATTGATAATGAATCTGGAACAGATACAGGAGATGTGGAAAAAGGATTCAGTAATTGATAACGATCTTTACTGCGAAGAATCCACAAAAATACCACAACTCCATATGAGATATATGGAATTATATACGACGTTCGGTCTGATGAAGAAAGAACGTGAGATTGAGATGAAAAGACTTATCCGAGAGAAATGGATATACTATAAAGGTAAGGCACCCTCATCTGTATATAAAGAGATGCCATTCGATTATAAATTAACTACGAAGGAAGAAGTTAATATGTTTATAGAAGGTGACGATGACGTAAGAAAGTTGCAATATAAAATAGAGTATGTAGAACAATGTCTTAATTACCTAGATGGTGTATTGAGACAGATCAACAATAGAAATTTTCAAATTAAAAATGCTATTGATTGGACTAAATTTCAAAACGGATTATGAAGCACGTACTGTTTGATTTAAAAGAATGTCTAATGAATGCTCCATTAAATGATGAGGAGTATATTAAAGAAACTTTGATAGAGGCAGCAAAGATTGGTAAATTAGAAGTTCTAAAAGTTGATACTCACAAGTTTGAACCACACGGTGTGACTGGTTATGCTTTACTTGCAGAGAGTCACATAAGCATACACACATGGCCAGAAGATAATGTTGCTAGGTGTGATCTATTTTCATGTAATCCAGATACAGATTATAAAGCAGTAATAAGATATATGCAAGATCGTTTTAATTCAATGGAAGTTAAGAAATGGGGATGCGATAGGTCTAATATATAATATAGTGGCATAAGTCAAATGATGGACCTCAAAATTATAAAGAAAAATGAAGTCTATTTAAAGATTGAAGCACAACCTCATGTAAATTACGAACTGGCAGATTTTTTTACCTTCGAGGTAGAGTCTGCAAAGTACATGCAGAAGACGAGAAGATATAAAGGATGGGATGGAAAGATAAGATTATATTCACCTGCTAATGGTGAGATATATTGTGGTCTAATAGATTACCTTACCGAGTGGGCAGAAAAGAAAGGGTATGATTATGTTTTAGATGAAGATGATTTCTATGGTCACCCTCAAGAAACAAATGATTTAATTACTCCTGAGGGAGTTGCTTCATTTGTACAGAGTCTACACTTGAATCATAGGGTGAGGGATTACCAATATCAAGCAATATACGAATGCCTGAAATACAACAGACGACTCCTATTGTCGCCAACTGCAAGCGGGAAATCCTTGATGATCTATTCATTAGTAAGATACCATATTAATGCGGACAGAAATGTATTAATAGTTGTACCCACAACATCTCTTGTGGAACAAATGTATAAAGATTTTAAAGAATATGGTTGGAATGTAGGTCATCATTGCCATAAACTTTATGCAGGAGCAGAGAAATATACGGAACATGATGTAGTGATTTCCACATGGCAATCAATATACAAAGAACCTAAGAAATGGTTTGATAAATTTGACTGTGTAATAGGTGACGAAGCACATCTATTCAAAGCAAAGTCTTTAACATCACTCATGGGTAAACTCCACGATTGTAAATATCGTATAGGTTTTACTGGTACATTAGATGGTGCTAACGTCAATCAGTTAGTGTTGGAGGGAGTTTTCGGTAAATGCTCTAAGGTGACAAAGACTAATGAGTTAATGAAACAAGGATATCTTTCTAAATTAAAAGTAAAAATTGTACTAATAAAACATAAAGAAAAATTATTTGAAGGATATCAAGACGAGATGGATTATCTTGTCGAGCATGAACCTAGAAATAAATTTATCAAAAACCTAGCAAAAGATCTCAAAGGTAATACACTAATTCTATTTAACTACGTAGAAAAACATGGTCTGCCTTTATATAATATGATAAATAGTGATACAGAGAGACCTGTATATTTTGTACATGGAGGAGTAGATACGGAAGACAGAGAAGAAATTCGATTGTTGACCGAGAAATCAGATAATTCTATTATCGTTGCATCCTATGGTACATTCAGCACAGGTATAAACATTCGTAATCTACACAATGTTATATTTGCTTCTCCTTCTAAATCTCGTATTCGTAATTTACAAAGCATTGGACGAGTTCTTAGGAAAGGAGACAACAAATCAAAAGCAACTCTTTATGATATTGCTGATGACATATCCACTGACAAAGGAAACAATTACACATTGAATCACTTGTTAGAAAGAGTTAAAATTTATAATGAAGAAAAATTTGATTATGAGATCATAGATGTTAAACTCAAAGATGATTAGTTACGCCAAACACGAAGAAGAATTTTACGGAGTACTAAAACTCGTAAGTGGTGAGGAAGTGTTAGGTAAAGCTGTGTTAACAAATGAGGGTAATGAAACTTTATGTTTTATACAAAACCCAATAGCAGTGCAGATGGTGGAAAAAGAATTAGATGGAGACAGATTGGCACGAGGCATTGGTTTTTCTAAGTGGATGCAATTGTCTGATGAAAATTTTTATGTGATAAGAGAAAAAGATATACTAACAATATCTGCTATGTCTAAACAATGTATATTCATGTATGAATCATATCTGAAGGGCGAGTCACCTGATAGCAGAAGAGAAAAAATGGAACAAGATCCCAACAAACATCTGGGGTATTTGGGTTCTATTGATAATGCAAGAACTTTATTTGAAAAAATATATAAAGGTAAATAATATATTCAGAAACCTCTACACGGTTTAGTGTACAGCAAATTGACAAGTTTGTCAAGTCCTGCTATAATAAAGTATCCAAGAGGAAATATATGGCTGCACGAGCGAGCACCAAGAAAAAACAACACTACGTTGATAACAAAAAATTTCTTGAGGCAATTATTAAGTACAAAGAAAAAGTTGATATTGCCGAAGCGAAGGGTCTCCCAAAACCTCGCGTCAACAATTATATCGGTGGGTGCTTTTTAAAAATAGCAACACACTTATCATACAGACCAAACTTTATCAATTACATGTATAAGGATGATATGGTTTGTGATGGTATAGAAAATTGTATACAATACATTGATAACTTTGATCCTACTAAATCAAGAAATCCATTTGCATATTTTACTCAGATAGTGTATTATGCATTTCTAAGACGTATAGCAAAGGAGAAACGTCAGATGGATATTAAAGATAAGATTCTAGAGAAATCTGGATACGATCATGTCTTTAGTGTTGACGGAGACGCAAGTGCAGACTATAATCAAATTAAGAACAGAGTGGAGATGAATCAAAAGCGATGAAATTATTGCTGATAACTGATCAACACTTTGGTGTTCGTAATGATAACAAACACTTTATCAATCACTACAAAAAGTTTTATGGTAAAGTTGTCATACCTTTTATAAAAGCACATAACATAGAACATATCTTTTGTTTAGGTGACACGTTTGATAAACGTAAGTCTATAAATTTTAATTCACTAGATGAATGTAGAGAGATGTGGTTTGACCCTCTAAGAGAAATGGGTGTCAGAATGGATATGCTTGTAGGTAATCATGACATATATTATAAGAATACATTACGAGTCAATGCACCAGATGAACTTCTAGGTGAATACCATAACATTCATGTAATTAAGGAACCAACCAACATTACATATGATGATCTTGATGTTCTATGTCTTCCTTGGATATGTGATGATAATCTTGAGGAAACATTTAGAGCAATCAAACAATCCAAAAGCACAGTGTGTATGGGTCATTTAGAACTCAATGGTTTTGAAGCACATCCTGGTCATGTCATGGAACGTGGTATGGATCATTCTGTGTTTAAAAAATTTAAGAAAGTGTTTACAGGACACTATCATTCTAAATCACATAAAGACAACATTTATTATCTTGGAAATCCCTACCAACTTTACTGGAATGACTTCGGATGTAAAAGAGGCTTCCATGTTTTTGATACGACTACTCTTAAGACTACTCATTATAGGAATCCCTTTGACGTTTTTGTTAAATTGTATTATAATAATGGAGTTAGTCTCCCAAACGAAAGAGATGTCGAAGGAACATTCGTCAAACTCATCGTAGAAGATAAAGGTGACTATGCTAAGTTTGACTATGCAGTTAAACGTTTGCAAGATATGAACATTGCAGATCTTAAGATTGTAGAAGATCTTAGTATTGCAGGAACTGGTGTTGATGTATTAGAAACTGAAGACACTTTAACATTACTCGATACCTACATAGATGAGATAGATCTACAAGTAAGTAAAGATAATGTGAAGAGTGTGATGAGATCTCTATACATGGAGGCATCAGCAATTTAATGTTCGTATTAACAGATAAAAAATCGGGCGGTATCTATTCCGTTCTAAACAAAGATAATCAAAAAACTGTTCAATGTTTTGAAGAGGAATCTGATTGTCAAAGATACCATGACATGCTTATTGCTAATGATACAGATCATGAACTACTCATACAAGAAGTAGAAGATGAAATGATTGAAGTCCAATGTGGATCTCATGGATATCGTTATATGGTAATAAAATCAAACGACCTAGTTGTCCCTCCCCCTAAAATATTCCCTGATAAAAAATAGTGATTGTATTTGAAACGATCGCATGGAAGAATTTTCTTTCTACTGGCGATCAATGGACTGACATCCAACTTGATGATGCAGATGCGACACTTATTGTCGGATCTAATGGTGCAGGTAAATCTACTATGTTAGATGCCCTGTGTTTTGCTTTATTTAATAAACCTTTTAGAAAGATAAGTAAGAGTCAACTGGTAAATAGTATAAATGAAAAAGGAACTAAGGTACAAGTCACATTTAGTATAGGGAGGGATGAGTATCGTGTATTCAGAGCAATCAAACCGAATATTTTCGAGCTTTACAAAAACAATAAGTTGGTTGATCAGGACGCTGCGACTAAGGATACCCAGAAATATCTCGAACAGAGTATTCTCAAACTCAACTTCAAGTCCTTCACACAAGTCGTCATCTTGGGTTCATCCACATTTGTCCCCTTCATGCAACTCACCGCACCTAACAGGAGAGAAGTTATCGAAGATCTACTCGACACTC